TGCCCGCGCCAACAACGATGATGCCGTAGGGCAGGTCGCTTGCCGCGTTGGCAAGCTCGATGCGGCCCTGCGTCGCGGTGAGCGTCACGCCGCAGCCCTCAGAGCCGCTGAAGTCGGTCTGAATCTGAGTAATCTGAGCGGGGGTCTTGTAAGTAAGAGGTCCGAGAGCCATGGTCTGTCTCCTTGCCCGCGAAGGGCGGTTGGTTGCTTAGTTGGTGCCGCGCGTGGACTTGAGCTCGAGCACCGCGTCAGGGGTCCGGCCCATCGAGAGCCAGGACGCCGCGAGGCCAACCGAGATGCTCTCCTTGCTCGCGAGCTGCGTGATGAGCTTCCACTGGTCGTCATCCGACAGGTCAGCGAAGTGCTTGCTGCCCGGCTTGAGAGCCTCCGAGAGCGAAGCCTCGCGCGAGCCAACGCCAACCGGCGCAACCGTGCGGGGGGCAGGTGCCGACTTCACTGCAGCTGCAGGAGCGAGGTCAGAAAGAAGAGCCTCGAACTTGCCCTTGCCAGCCATGAAGGCGTCGGCAAGCATCGTCTCGGTGGCCGAGCTGACCTTGCGGTTGCCGAGAGCCGAGCGAACGTGAGCGAGCGCAGCCGTGCGCTTGGCAACAGCCAGCTCACGCTTGAGCTTGATGACCTCCGAAAGCAGAGCCTCATCGTCCTTGGGCTCCTCCTCCTCGGCCTCTTCCTTCACCTCTTCAACCGCCTCCTCGATGCCCTTGGCCTTCTCGAGCTCAGCGATAGCCGCAGCCTCGATGGCCTCCGCCTCGTCGTTGAGGTCGGGGTTGGCAGCGTGAGCCTCGGTGTGAAGAGCCGGGAACAGCTTGGCAATAAGGGCCTCGGTCGCCGCAGCATCAAAGCCAAGCTCGGCACAGTAGGCAGCGCAATCTTCCTTGGTCATCATGTACTCACCCTCAGATAGAGATACCCCGCGCATGTCTGCGACTGGCACCTGTTGTGACTTGATTTGCGGGATGGTCACAAACGACACCTCGCCAATGGCGAACGGGTAGCTCGGTGACTCATCAAGCTCAGTGCCTGCCCACGCCCGGATGTTGGGCGAGACGTAGGGCACCTCACCGGCATCGAACTTCTCGGCCCACTTCGGGCTCGTGATGTCGAGGCCGCCATAGACCATCCGGCGGCTCGGCTGCTTGATGCCGTGACGCGCTGCCTCTTCCTTGGTCAACACCACGATGCGGCGCAGGTAGCCCGCGGCCGTGCCGTCCTTGGTGTGCTCAACCGCAATCGGAGGCGCGAAGTCGGAGAGCCAGCGCTCGAGCGAGGCCACCGCATCATCGAAGTTGAAGCGCAGGTTATCGGCATCAGTCTCTGATGCATCGAAACGCCAGGTAGTGCCGTGTGCATTGATTGCACCTTCAGGCAACAGCGAGACCCAGCGAAGCCCGGTGTCGTCACCGAGGTTCACGGTCTGCGTGCGAAGTTTGAGGCGACTAGTGCGCATGCACCCCTCTTTGCACCGTACTGCACGCCACTTCTAGCCCCTTGCGGTGCGTTGCTGCTGTGCTAATGCAGCGAGCGCCGCACTAGCGCGGCGCCATCGAACGGGGCGGTATTCTTTTGGCTACTCTCACACGTCGACAGCGCATGGTCCTTGATGCTCTGCTCATATGCCACCGGAAGCCGAGCATGCACCCCTCCCCTCGGTGGATTGCCAACCACATCGAGCACTGGGGAGAGAAGGCCGTCAGAGCCGACATTGCCAACCTTATCGCCCTCGGCCTCATCGAAGATGTCGAGGTCGGCACAGGTTCAGCACCTAGCAAGTACCGACTTTACCAGTGCGACTGCACCTACTGTAAGAGGCCCTCATGAGTGATTCGTTCAAGTCCTGGCACATCCCCCTCTCAGCCGAAGCCAAGGCCGAGGCTCTCAAGCGCATCACCGAGAGGCACCAGCTCCTCCTCGAGGTCGGCCCCGTCGCCTTCGCTGCCCTCGGCAGGTCAGACTTCAACCGCGTCAAGGAGGTCGCTGTGCTGCATCGGGGGCAGTTCGTGCCCTCGAGAGACTACCTGGAGTAGATAGCGAACCAGCCGCACCGGCACCGGCCCGCACCGCCTAGACAGTTGGGGTCAGGCAGCGGGGGCAGGTTCAATGACGACTTGTCTGCGCTGATGTAGTCAGACACCCGAACACGCTCGCCCGTGTCGGCAGCTGCACAGATGCTGCAGCGGTTGCCGTCAGGGATGCTCGACCGAACCACGAACGTCGGCACCGCACCAACCGCCGCAGGGGCCTGTGCGTACGCTGCCGTGCGTGATGCCGCCTCCACCATGTTGCGGCTGTCGGTAGCCGAGCTGAGCAGACCCAGTGGCGTGATGCGGCTCACCCATGTGGCAGCGTCGGCACCAGCGAGCAGCGCATTCTCCACCTCGGTCTGCACTCGGTTGGCAATCGTCTCGGCCGCCGTCTGCGTCATAGCCGCCGCCTGTGCGAACTGCTGAGACGCCGCACCCGCGAGCGCTGCCGTGCCTGCATCGACACCTGCCGCAGTCATCGTGTTCACCGGCGCATCAGGCAGCGAGCGCTTGGCCTCATCGAACACATCGGACTGCACCGACGCGCGAAGCAAAGCCGCGTTGTTTGACAGGCTCTTGCTGTAGAGGTCCAGGTACAAAAAGTAGATGCGGTCACGCTCGCCCGCCTGCCAGCCGTCCTTCAGAGCCTCCTTGATTGCGCCTCTGTGAGCCGAGGCAATCGCCTCGATGCTCATCATCAGCTTCTCATCGAGGTCCTGCCGCTGGTCAGCCAGGTCAACCCAGCCGACTACCTGCTCCTCTGGCCGCAGCTCACGAGGGGCCAAGAACTCCTTGCCGTTCGCATCGACTACAAGGACCCCTTCCCCTTCCCCGTCTGCGAGGTCGCCGTGGCTCTCACCGCAGCCGCAGCCGTCATTGAGCCGGGCAGCGCGGTGGTGAGCAGCCGAGGCATAGGCCATCATCAGGCCACGCACCCACTGCTTGCATGCCTCCCCGCCTCGCAACTGGTACGAGTGCCAGGACGCGCCCTTGTCGGCAAACGACTTGGTGCCAGAGAGACGGGGCAGCGTGCTGCTGAACCACTCGGCCAGCTTGACCACGCGGCTCCATGCCAGGCGCTTGCCGGCAGCGAGGTCACGAGCCATGAGCAGCGCCTCGGTGTCCGATGTCTTGCCCTTGCTCACAGACCGGTGCGCATCGAGCGCCTCGGCCGCTGCCTTCCTTACCGAGTCAGGCACGACAACATCGGGGCGCTCTGCAAGAGAGGCCGACAGGATGGTGGCTGCCTCGGCCATCAGAGCGTCGGCAGGCTGCGTCGAGGCAGGCGCAAAAGCAGGGCTCTCCCCGATGACCGCAGGTACCTCGATGTTCTCGCTGACCTTGACCTGTGGCACCGCGTCGGCTGCCGTCTGAGGCGAGGCAGGAGCAACCACCGAGGATTGCTCGGCAGTTGGGCCAGTAGGTGCAACATTTGCACTAACTGCCGCCTCCGGCTTCACCGCCGTCTGCGCTGCCACCATGGCCTCAGCCGTCGAGCGCGTCATGCCTGCCGACACCAGCAGCAGGATGGCCGCCTCCGGTGCGATAGGCGCAGGGTTGGTTGGGCTAGGCACCAGAGCCGCAAGCACCTGCTGTGCAATCTGAAGCGAGCCGACAAGCAACGGCGCAGGGGTATCCTCGGTGACCTCGACCACCTTCTCGGCAGGCAGCTCAGGCGCGCCGATGACCTTGCGGGCCCATGCCTCGTCATCAGGACCGCGCGTGATGAGGCCGGCCTGCACGCCCTGGACATAGGCAGCCCAGCCCTCCATGCCCGTCGTCATCTCGGCCGACTGAATCTGCACGCGAGGCAACTTGCCCGTGTAGCCTACGTCCTTGGCCAGCCACGCGAACATGCCGCGCGAGGCACGGTCGAAGACGTTGTTGAGCCATGCCTTAGCCTTGCGACCCGCTGCACCGTCGAGCGTCTCGGCCATGGCACGAGAGCCGAACTGTGCAATACCGGCAAGGGGCGCGTTGAGCTTCTTCTCAATCTGACGGTCCCAGTACTCAAGCTGCTCGATGACAGCCGGTGCCGTGCCAGAGGGGTAGCGCATCTCGATGTCGACCTGCTTAGGCCGCAGCAGGTACTTGCGCTGGCCGTCTTGGAACTGCTGGCCGAACGTGTTGAACGCTTCGATGTCATCCTCGGTGACCGACGGCTCGTAGGCAATGTCGAGGAAGCCCCAGCTCAGCTGATTGTAGATACCCGCGTTGATGGCAATCTGCTTCCAAAGCTCGAACGGCTGCAGGCAGTCACGCAGCATCGACCGGCCCTCGAACTCCATCGAGCCAGCCGTGCCGTGAACCACATGCACGAGCTGGTCCGCGTCGAGGTCGTCATAGCCGTTAGGGGTCGAGAACCGAGCGCCGCCGAAGAGGTGCCCGTTCGGACGCCACAGCATGACCGCATTGTGTGCGACTGGGTACCACTCAATCTGGGTGTCGTTGAGCCGGCGCGGGAACATGAGGCCGAAGCCCATGAAGGCATCAAGCAGCGGGTAGGCCCACAAGGCAGAGCCGCCTTCAATCATGCCCTCGTAGACAACCGCATCCTCGATGGTGGCCGCCCGGCACAGGTCCATGAAGGCAAGCTCCTCTGCGCCTGGCTGCCGGTGGTGCGTCCAAACCACCTCCTTGGGCAGAGCCGAGCCCTCGTTGATTGCCCAGTAGACCGCAGCCGCAATGCCAACGTGCGTCTGCATCATCTCCTGGTACTTGCCCGGCAGACCACCGACGCCGCGGCGGTCCATGGGCAGGAATGTCAGATTCGGGTCGGCATCAGGCAGGCCGCCTCGAGCGTTACGCGCACCGGACATGTTCACGCGGGCTGCCGCCTGCGCTGCCGTCATCGGAATCGTGCCGTTGTTGCCCACTACCGGCCTCACCATGTGCTACCTCTGCTGGCTTGCTGCACGCTGCTGCCGATGTAGGCCCGCCGCGTCTGTGCTGTTACACCTAGTTTCTCGGCCCCATACCATGCCAGCGCGTGTGCGCACACAGTATCGTCATGCATCCCCGATGGTGCACCATACACGACTCGGCCCTGCTTCACATCGTACTCGAACGCTTCGAGCTCAGCACGGTGCGGGCCGTCGAGCACGCTCGTCCTACCTTGTTGCAGCGCCAGTGCAAGCCCCTCCATCAATCCCTGCTTGCTGGCCGAGCTGAAGATGTAGGGCTCGCACCACAGCCGAGCCGCAGCCAGCTGCTCGCCTACCGCGTCACCCACGCCCGTCGCATCGTAGAAGAGGCAGGCCTTGCTGCCGGCACCCACGATGCGCGAGACCTCTGCCACGAGAGCCGAGTAGGACAGCCCGTGCCAGCGGTGCATGACCGCCACGTGCCGGTTGCTGTCGAGGCCGACCAACACAGCCCAGTCTCGCTTGCGGGCGATGTCGAGGCCCCACACCCGCACCTGCCCGCCTGTCGCCTGCCCGTTGTTGAGCTCAGCGCAGGCCCGCACCGCGTCGATGCCAAACGGGTTGCCACCATCGTCAGCAGGCTCGCAGTAGTAGAGCTCCCTGAACACGGCCACCGGCAAGGACCGTCTGGCCATCTCGAGGTCGGCAGCCGAGAACAGACCGCCCGCAATGGCATCGTCGGCCGTGAGACGGTGATAGGCAAAGCCCGGCTCGCCGCTCTCGCCCTTGCGTGACCACTGGTAGTGTCGGTTGGCCCTGCCCCGCACGTTGCCGCACAGCCGCAGCTTGCCGCGCGTCGCCGTGGTCGTGGAGTAGACCGCGTCAACAGCGTCATCCTTCATGCGGCTCGCCTCGTCCAGGACAGCCGAGGTCACTGCCGAGCCATAGAGGTTATCGGGCTTGTCGGCCGACCGAAAGGACCAACGGCGGTCACCAGGCGCAATGATGGCCTTGTCGGCCAGAGCCTGCCTGAAGCCAGGTTGGTTGCGCAGGAGCGACCACGCCACCCGATAGGCCATCATGCTCTGCTCGTAGACTGGTGCCACCCACCAATGCTCAGCGTCGGTCGGCCCCTCGAGCAGCTGCTTGATTTGCCACACGATAGCCGAGGTGGTCTTGCCGGACTTGGTCGTGCTCTCGATGCAGACGATGCGTGCCGGGTCGTTGATGGCATCCCACTGCTTCTCATACAGCGCAGGCAGGGTGACCTCAGCGGTCGGCATCACTCACCCTCATCAACGCGCGTCACGCGGGGGATGGTCACCGTGAACTTGAGAGGCTCCCCGCCACTGGTGAGGTCGAGGGCCGACTTACTGACCGCATCGAGGCCGTTGAGCTTGGCACGCCGCTCCTCGATGCTGAGCACCGTGGTAACAGCCTTGAGGTCGCCCTCCTTGGCCTGCGTCCACACCGAGCGCAGGAGTTGGTCAAGCCGCTCGGCAGCCTCCTTGCGCTCCTCGGCCGCGCTCGCAACCGCATGCTCCTGGACTTCCTTGCGCGCCTGCGTCAGCAGCTCGGTGACATACTTGCAGCTAATGCCGAGCTTGAGGGCGATGTCGTTGTGCGACCACCCACCCAGCCGCAGCTCCCACGCCTGCCTCGTGTACTCGGCTCGCTGTTCGTTGCTCCATGCCATGAGCCAAGTGTGCCACCGGTGTCTTGGCAGGTCAAGTCCGGCTCTCGCGCACACGCGAGGCTTGAGGAGGGTTGGTGTGAGCGGTAACACGGTAACAGAGGGCATGTTACCGTCAAAACCGACTTATGTTGTTGAACTGCCTAGACAATCGGGCTGCGGTAACAGAGTAACAGGGTTTTTGCATATACCATGTGTAAGACGAGGGAGGTTCCTTGGGCGGGTGCGCGTAGGTGCGCGCGCGCGTACATATACATGTTTTTGCTGTTACTCCTGTTACTCTTACTCAAAACAGTCATTATCATCAATCATCATAGGGGTTTAGTCGGTAACAGCAGCGGTAACAGAGCAGTAACAGGATTTGACAGTCTGTTACCGCTCTTCGGCTAAGTGCCTGATACCTCGTTGCAGGCCTGCCGGCTCGGAGGTCGCGTGCGTACGCGGGCACGGCGCGGGTGTGCGCGCGTGTGCGTACGCGCCGTGCGTGTGCGTGTGCGCGCGCGCTACGCGAGGCTGCGGGTCAGCGCAAGCCAAAAGCGCATCGAGGCCCTCGAGCTGGTGCCACGACACACGCTCAAGGACCTCGACTAGACGCGCTTGACAGGAGGTAGCCAATGCGTCATAAGAGGTCATCGGCAGCGACAACTGCCAACAACCTGATGGGCCTCGGTATAGCCGAGGTGTCTAGTTTTTGCAAGCCCCCACGAGGTCCGATGCAAGATGTTCTGCGCGCGTTTGCTCTGTATGCGGAGGCCGAGAGGGGCCTCCAGTTCCCTGATGGCGTGATAGCCGATGGCGAGCACCACCGGGTGCCGACCTTGTCGAAACCAGACAAGAAGAACGGCTGGTATGTGGTGCACCTCAATGACGGTCCTGGCCAGAGCGGTGTGGTGGTGGCTGTGTTCAATGACCTCGCGGCAGGTGCGCCGGAGGTGAAGTGGATGAGCACGGCCAACAAGCGGCCGGAGGTGAACCTCGAGGAGGCGACGGCTGCCATGAAGAAGAAGATAGCGGAGGCCAAGAAGGCCAAGGTGGACAAGGCCGAGGCAGCGGTCAACGATGTGACGGCCGAGATAGCGCGGTCAAAGCCGGTGCAGGCCGCGTTTGGCTACCTCGAGCACAAGGGCGTTGGTGTGGTGCCTGGACTGTACCGGTCTGGTGCGGTGCTGATGATACCGCTGAAGGATGAGAACCAGCGCATCGTGAACCTGCAGCGCATCTGGCAGGATGCGGAGGGCAAGTGGCAGAAGCGGTACCAGAAGCATGCGACTCGGGTGGGCACCTACTTTGCCATCAAGGGCAGCAGCAAGGTGGTGGCCGTGTGCGAGGGGGTAGCGACGGGCATCAGCATCTTCGAGGCGACTGGGTGGACGGTGCTAGCAGCTGGCGACACAACGCAGCTCATGGCGGTTGCGAAGATGGTGAGAGCCAAGATGGGTTGGGCTCGCCTCATCATCTGCGCTGACGATGACCGTCACACGGCGGGCAACCCGGGACTGACGAAGGCTCGGGAGGTAGCAGCTGCCTTGAGGGCCGAGGTACGGGTGCCGATGTTCTCTGACCTCGACAGCCAGGGCACGGACTTTAATGACCTGCATCAGCAGGAGGGGTTGCCGACGGTGCAACTGCAGCTCGAGGAGGAGATTGCGCCTCTCGATGACGTGCCGCCTCCGGAGGATGAGCCGTATCAGGAGCCGCTCGAGGAGGAGAGGCCTGCAGGTGAAGAGGCATGGGTGCCAGAGGGCTACCGCTTCATGGAGTCGGGTGCTGTGGTGCGTCTGCCGCCCCCTGACAGCGAGAAGCCGCCGATGCTGGTGTCACCGCAGCCATTGTGGGTGGCAGGTGTGCGCGTTGACGCGGTAGAGGGCACGCGCTCGATGGTGGTGCGTTGGTGCACGCCGCGAGCTGGTGAGTTCGGAAGGTTCGATAAGCCGCACCAGATGATAGTGGACCGAGGCACGCTGCTGAATGCCCGCAGCATCGTCGGTCTGGCAAGCAGTGGCTTCCCGGTGGACTCGACCTGCGCGAGCGAGGTGGTGCTCTACCTTCGGAAGGCCGAGACGCAGTACCTCGCCACGACCGTGCGAGCGGCGCAGGAGACGGTGGCGAGCGTGACGGGGTGGCATGGGGCCAAGGACTGGACCGCCCCTGCCTTCTTGGTGGGTGAGACGCAGGTAGGAGCGGGCTGCCCTACCTTCGAGAACCACAACCCTGAGATAGCGCGTCACATCGGAGCGTTTAGCGTGAGCGGCTCGGCCTCGGCCCAGCTCGCGGTGCTATCGGACATCGTGCAGCACCATGCCGACATGGCGACGGTGGTGGCCGTGGCGTTGGCGTCACCGCTGCTGCGAGTGGTTGGCGCGCCTGTGTTTGTCCTGGACATTGCGTGCGAGTCGAGCCGAGGCAAGACCAAGGCCCTGCAGGTAGCCGCGTCGGTGTATGGGTCGCCGCTGACGATGCGGTCGTGGGATACCACGAAGTTCGCGCTCGAGATGATAGCGAATGCGCAGCGCGGTCTGCCGCTCCTGCTCGATGAGACGCAGCGAGCCAGCAAGCCGGAGATGATTCAGCCGACGGTGTATGACCTGTGCAATGCCGAGGGCAAGATGCGCGGCAAGGCTGACGGTGGTGTGCGGTCGGTGTCTCGGTACGAGTCGCTGGTCATCAGCACAGGCGAGCAGAGCATCAGTGCGTTCGGTGACGCGGGCGGTGCTCGAGCGCGTATCGTGACGATACAGGGTAGCCCGTGGACGCTGCCCTACCGCGAGAAGCTGGCCGACGCGGTGCGTGAGCTCACGCAGTACCAGGTGAGCAGCCTCGACACCTTGGCCGACCACTACGGGCACGCGGGCCGGATGTTTGCCGAGGCTGTGTGCCGCATGAGCGAGGATGAGCGACGTGGCCTGCGTGCTCGCTACCGTGAGCTGGTGATGGCGCGGTCGGTGTCGGTGGAGGAGATAAGCCCGGGTCACCCCATCGGGTCTCGTTTGGCGGGCTATGTGGCTCTCATCGACTTGTGTGGCGAGGTAGCCGAGCGCGTGCTGGGGTTGCCGTCGGTGAAGTGGCTGAGCGAAGAGCGGTGGAGGATGATGCTGGGTGCCGCTCGTCCTGCAGACGTGGCCACGCAAGCCATGGAGCGGTTGATTGCATGGGCATGGGCACGGACCTCGCAGCTGCACGGCCACGCTGACGCTGTGAAGACGACGGGCCGTGACTGCATCGGTACCTACTCGGTGGATGCGGTGACGCAGCGGCCGAAGCTGCAGTTCAATCTGGCCGCAGCCAACGACATGCTACGGCAGGCGGGCTTCCAACCGGGTGCTGTAGCGTCAACATGGGCGGCTCGCGGGTGGCTTGTGGGTGACAAGTCGTCAACTAATTCCAAGGTGGTTAGTGTGGGTGGGTTCAAGGTGCGCATGTACGAGTTGACCACGAGTGCGCTGTCGCTGCATGTGTGGTCTAGCGACATTGACGCAGCGAACATCTTCGACCCTGACGTTCCGTTCTAACCAGAAATCGACATCGGGGGGTGAAAAAGTGCTTGCATGAGTTTGACAGGTGGTCGAACCCATGTTAGGACCCTTCCTCGTTGGCAGCGACAACTGCCGACCCAACACTGTCACCCGCTCCGCTTGAGGAGCACACCCAGGAGAGAAGCCATGAGGCTTACTGTCGACAATGCCCCTTCCCACTTCCTCAACCTTGTCTGCACGCTGACCGGTGCAGAGTTCACCGACTGCAAGACGCGCGTCATCGGTGACACCCGCGTTGACCGCATCGTGAGCGACATGACCACCGGCATTCAGGTTAGCCAGGCGTTCACGCTGCACCTCATCGAGCAGGGCAAGGATGCCGAGGGCGAGCCCATCCACGACATGCGGGTTACCTTCAACCGCACGGTGCGTCTGCCGTGGCAGCAGGGCAACCGCACTGAGATTGTCAGCACGACCATCTCTGGCCCTGCCACGCTCGACCTCGACCAGCTGGGCCTGCTCATCGAGTTCTGCATCGACCGCATGCTCGAGCAGGCTGACGCGCTGCGCACCGCTGTGACCGAGGTGGCCTATGTCTAACATCATCTTCCCCAACAAGGTCGAGGTCATTCACACATGGCGGCACGGCAGCAAGGAGTGGCTCATCGAGCGCGGCTTCACGCTCGGTGCGTCCGAGATTGGCAAAGCCCTCGGTGTCTCGCCCTACGGCGGTCTGCTCTCTCTGGTCATCGACAAGCGCAAGGCTCACATGGGCAACCCCGATGTGGTGAGCAGCGGAGCGATGCAGGATGGTCAGGATGCGGAGGCCACGGTGCTGCGCATGGCATGGCGTCGCCTGCAAGCCATCGAGGGCGGTGTGTGCGAGGCTACGGCCACGCCAGAGATGGTGCCGGGCTACCCCGTTGCGCTCGGTGAGGTGTCTGCCACGCCTGATGCGGTCATCATCGATGCCGAGACGAACCGCGCGGTGGCGGTCATCGAGGCCAAGCTCGACCGCAGCCGTGGCACCGACTGGACAGAGGTGCTCGAGAACGGCTTCGGCCACCTGTCAGGAGCGGACCTGCGGCTCAACTACTGGTGGCAGGTGCAGACCCAGCTCTATGTCACTGGGGTCTCGGTCGGTTACCTGGCTGTGTGGACGGTGTTCGACTTCTACCTCATCGAGATTGAAGCCGACGCTGCAGCAGCCGAGGTGATTGCCTCGGTAGGCACGACGGTGATGGCGTGGGTGCGCGACCCTGCCGAACGGTTGCCCGCCCCTACCGACGCTGACGGCCTGCGTACGATTGCCGGCACGGTCAAGCCGGCGAGCGAGGGCCCCATTGAGGTGGGTGGAGAGGTGGCCGAGGCCCTTGCTGCCTATGTGTCGCTCGGCAAGCGCATTGACGCGCTCGAGGAGGAGCGAGACGCAGCCAAGCGCGTCATCCTCGAGGCCCACAACCTCGGAGCCAAGATTGCGACGGTGGACGGCATCAAGAGCAGTTTCATTGCCGCGTCGGAGCGCGTGAGCCTCGACACGAAGAAGCTTGAGAGCGAGCACCCTGAGCTGGTGTCTCAGTACCGCAAGGTGTCGCAGGTGTTGGCCTCGTGCCGGGTGACCGCGCCCCGCAGCAAGGGCTAAGCCCGGAGGCAGGTGCAACCCCTGCCGCGCTGCCTCACCCGCCCCGCCTAGGGGCATTCGAGAAGGAGGATGAGATGAGTGAGAGACGCAACGAAGAGATGGCCGAGCAGCTCGACCGAATCGAGCACAAGGTGGACTGCCTCAACCGAAAGCTGGACGCGCTCCTAGCAGTCGAGGCCAATGACACCGAGGCCCTGCGCGAGATGGTGGCTACCGCTCCTGCGGTGGTGCCGAACGAGGACGAGGCCATGCCTGTGCTGACCAACGAGCAGTACGCTGCCATGAGCTGGCCTAACCGCCTGGACAGACTGGCCGAGGCCAAGTGCCCGCAGTGCGAGCGTCGTGCCTACTCGGCAGCCGCCGTTGAGGAGCAGTTCGGCTACCGCACCATGTATGACGGCACGGTGCGCGTGCAGTCGTGGTGCCGTGAGTGCCGCAAGACCGCGCCGACGAAGGCCCCTCTAGTCCCGGTGTGGATTGCGATGAACGACGCGCAGCCAGGTGAGGAGTTGTGGGTAAAACATACTTGGAAGAGAGCAGAAGACGAGACCGAGACCGAGCCTAACAACAAGTAGCCAACCCCCCGCAGTAAGGAAGAAGCCATGAGCATGCAGATTGCCAAGAACCAGCACCCCGTCGAGGGGTGGCTCTCCAACCCCGACAACTTCAGCAAGGTGGTCAACGCCCTGCCGACCCACCTCAATGCCGAGCGCATGCGCCGTCTTTACCTGACGGTCTTCAACAACAGCCCGGCTCTCAAGGCCTGCAACCCCGCGTCGGTCATCGGCTGCCTGCTGAAGTCTGCGCAGCTCGGCCTCGAGCCGGACGGTGGCAAGCTCTACCTCATCCCCCGCGGTGGTGAGTGCACGGTGCAGATTGGTTACCAGGGCTACATCGAGCTGGCGCGTCGGTCGGGTCAGATTGCCGCCATCGAGGCCAACATCGTGTACGAGAGCGACGACTTCTCGATTGCCTACCACCTGGACAGCAAGTTCGAGCACCGTCCTAACCTGCGCCGCGCTGCCGATGACAAGGTGCTCGGTGTGTACTGCTATGCCAAGCTGACCTCTGGCGAGCGTCTGTTCACATGGATGAGCCATGCCGATGTGGAGCATGTGCGTCGCACGAGCAGCGGCAACAGCTCTACCTGGACGAAGCACTGGGGCGAGATGGCGAAGAAGACGGTGCTGAAGCGCGCCGCGAAGATGCTGCCCTCTTCGATTGAGATGGCGGCTGCTATCGAGACCGAGGCCGAGCACGAGGGTTACCAGCAGGAGGCCCCTGTGGTGCAGCACACGGTGGTGACCACGCCAACGGCGGTCGGTGGTGCCCGTCTGCCCGCGCCGCCCCCGCCTGTCGAGGTCTCGGCCGAGGAGGTCGAGGTTGCCGAGCCAGAAGATTCTGGTGAGCCCGTCAACTTCGATGAGGTGCCGTTTTGAGTAAGTACCCTCACGCTAAGGCGGTCCTGACCGCTCGCATCGTGCAGCTGCATGGCACCCAGCACCGACTGGCTCAGCTCCTCGGTGAGAGCCGGCAGGTTCTGCTGCAACGTCAGCAGGCAGCCTGCGAGCACTCCAACAACCACCCATGGTGGTGCAACCTGCTCATCATGGAGTCTACCTGGCTCCTCGAGGAGGTTCGGGAGCGTCCGAGCCCTAACCCGACGCTGGTGGCTGCGGCCGTCGAGCTCAACGAGAACACCTACAACCAGTACCGCCGTGTTGGCGGTCGCCCCCGCAAGGTGAAGCCATGAGCAACGAACAGTTAGAGAAACTCGAACAGTTGGCCCGCCGCGCCGTGGCGTGCAAGCGGTGGCGGTGGATGCCGGGGATGATGACCTGCGGCGGGTGGCGAGTTATCGCCATTTCTGAGGGCAGGTCTGTCTGTGCAAAGTACGATTTCGTTGTAATCTCGCCAGAGCATGATGCCATCCCCGACCTGACCGACCCCGCCACCATTGGTTGCCTCTTTGCCCTTGTGCGGGAGGCATACGGTCAACCCACGATGTCGTGCTTGTTTGACCATGCGGATGCAACGTGGTCTGAATACCCGTGGGATGTCAAACTAGTTGGCGTGCGAGTTGTCATCGGAGGATGCGGCCCCACCGAAGCCGCCGCCCTCGTTGCCGCACTGGAGGCCGCACCATGAGTAACATTCCTAGACTGACTAATCCCGAAGCAATCGAACAACTGCGAAAGTTTGTTGACGATGCGTACCGAGCGTCGAAACAGGCGCAGGATGCCGCGCAAGAGGCTTCGCGTGTCGCGCTTGATGCGAACCGCCCTTCGGCAAAAGAGGTCAATGAGGCTTTGGATGCTGCCTACGCTGCAAGAACGGCTGCGTCAGAGGCGCAGCGTTACGCGAACAGGCTGATTGCCGAGTTGGATAACCTATTCTTCGCTGTGAGAATGGGCCATTTGGCGGCTGAAGATGCAGTGAAGAAGATGGAGGCGGCGCTTTCGGCTGCTACTGCTGCTGAACAAGCCGCCGCCCTCGTTGCCGCACTGGAGGCCGCACCATGACCAAAGCGCACGACAAGCGGCTCGAGGCCATCGAGCGCATCAGCAAGGTGCGCGCGGAGGTCGAGGCGAAGGAGGCCGAGGCGGCTGCCAAGGTGGAGGCTGATAAGCAGCGCAAGCGCGAGGCGCAGAGGCGGTGGGCCGAGAAGTACCCAGAGAAGGCCAAGGCCAAGCAAGCCAAGAAGAACGCTAAGACCAAAGAGCGTCACAAGGCCCGCATGGAGGCCGACCCGGTCTATCGAGCCGAGGTAAAGGCCGAGCGCGCTGCCAAGTACCAGGCGAAGAAGCACGAGGTGGCAGCGAAGCGGCTAGCCCGCCTCGAGGAGGTGAAAGCCATGAGAGACAAGCTGACCCAGTTGACGACCCCTTACCAGTTCGTGGAGAACCCGATGAGCATGATTCAGACGATGACGGATGAGACTTTGTTGCAGACCCTGCAGCTGGCGGTGGAGGAGCGCGAGAAAGCGCGCAAGGCGTTGCAGGTGCTTGATGCCGAACTGGCTGACTTTGTGCAGCATGCCGAGAAGGACATGCCTGGCATTGAGTATCAGGCGATTGGCGCAGACATTCAGGGTCGCGTGAACAAGGCAGTGGAGCAGCTGCAGTACGCCGCCAAGAAGTGGTATCACTTCTCGAGCGAGGCAAAGCGCAGGGGGTTGGCATGAGCACCGACCTCAAGGACCTGACCGACGATGAAGTCATGGCCAAATGGAAGTTGCACAAGGCTTTGAGTGATGCAGCCTACCGCAGGCTGCGTGAGATTGCCGCGGAGGAGGCCGACTACAACCGCCGCAGATACCTTGAGCTGGCTCGCACGCCAGAGGGCAAAGCCGAGTACCATGCACAGATTGCATCGTTCCGTACAGCCGAGGTCACTCCTCGACAGGCTCATCATGACGCATGCGAGGTCTGCCGTGAGTGCATCGAAGAGATGCAGCGCAGGAGGCCGCTGTGACGCCCGCAATCATAGCGCGACTGGACCGCATTGAGGCAATCTTTGGCTCGCAGGCTGCTGCTGCTGAACGCTTCGGAATGTCTCGAACTAAGCTCTACAGCCGAGTCATAAAGCCGCATTACAAGCCGTTTCTCTCGCTTGTGCTTCATGCACCTTGGGCGACCATTGAAAGTGGCGACTACTCAAACACACCCCTTCCCAACGCCAGCGCGATTGATGCAATCATTGCTAATCACGAGAAGGTGTATCAAGATTGCGTTGGAAGCCGCCGACGCGCAAACTTCGACGCATTCAAGGCAGCCTATCCAGACTCACCGATAGCGTCGTGGGTAGAGACTAACCGTCTGTCCAAACTGCACCGCGCAGTTGATGGGATGCATCGTCCAGGACGGCCAGAGCTGAGTATTGAGAAAGCGGATTCGTCGAGGTTCCCTGAGAGCCCATGCGGTCACTGTCAGACAATCGCGTGGGAGGCAGCAGCAAAGACAACGGAAGGGCGAATCGTCGCGTACTTTGCCGTCTGCAGCAACTGCAAGAGGCGATGCGGCGCACCCAATCGCTACTGGCCTCTCAACCCTGCATTTGCAACTACGCAGAACCCAACGCTCGCCCGCGTGGCTCACCAGTATGGAAGATGCTCTTACTACGGCTGTCGGAACCGAGCCGATGACAAGCACCACTATGCTCCGAGGTCCGTCTTCGGCACCGAAGCCGACTCATACGGCACCGTTGACCTCTGCAAGTTTCATCATGCCCGGTGGCATCGAACCATGAACGACTGGAAGCGCACCACCATGATTGATGGCTTGGTGTATGTCATTCGCACATGGACGATGGACGGCGGCTCAAGCATCGTTTCAATTCACACTACCATGCGCGAGGCTCAAGATGCGGTTGCGGCTCTAGTGTCTCAACACACGGCTCAAACGGTCGAGATTCAAGAGGTTCCGGTACTTGCAATCAGTCGCGCAACAGCAATGAAGGAGACCTCACGATGAGCACCATCATCTACTCCGGCGTTGACCCCGGCAAGAGCGGTGCCATTGCGAGCATCAGCCAGGACGGCACCGTGCTCAAGGTGTCTCGCTTCATTCATGCCGAGACCGAGGGCCGTATCGCCCTCATCATTGCCGACCACTTCGCTGAGCTCGATGAGGATGCCATCCACGCAGCCACCATCGAGCGAGTCGGTGCCATGCCTCGGCAGGGTGTCTCGAGCATGTTCACCTTCGGCCGCGTCTATGGCGAAGCATGGGCCGGCCTCGTGCTCAGCAAGGCCCGCGTGATGTCGGTCACCCCATCGACCTGGCAGCGCGACCTGCTGCTGCCCAAGCGAGACTGCGTCACCAACCACAAGAAGACCCTCAAGGCAGAAGCCGAGACGCGCTGGGGCATGAAGATGACCCTCGACATGGCCGACGCGCTGTGGCTTTCTGAGTGGTCTCGTCTCAAGGGGCCGTGGTCGCGCGGCATGCACGCAGGAGGGTAAGATGGGCGAGGACTGGACCAGACCACTGATGCCGACGGCTCACATGCTCGAGCTCTACTTCGGCGGCAAATGGGGCGCTCTGCATCAAGGCAGGGTCCTGCCCCTCGGCCCTCACACGGCTATCCCCCACGGCATGGCAGTGACCTCCACCTACGGCATGCTGCGCCTCACCCTGCGTCTCAATGAGGGCGGCCTCTTCATTGCGAGCCTGACCTTTGACGAGCTCGAGGGTGCGCTCGTGCAGTCTGCCGGTGCCACGTTCACCGAGGCCATCAGCAGTACGCTGCGGGCCTACACCAACACGGTGAAGAGCCTGCCCCAGCCGACCACCAACCTGCCCGATGAGCGCGGCGCCTACTATCGCCAACACCTCACCCTCAAGCGGAGGCAAGCCAAATGAACACAGCCTTTTCTCTTATGGCTGCCGGCGTGCAGCTCGTGCCGGCCGCTCGCAAGGTGCCGGCCGACCCGCTCCTGGTTGCCTTCATGCTCCTCTTCTTCACCTATGTGACATGGCTGCTGTGGCAGTCTAGCAAGGAGCCATGACGCAGGCATACAACACCGTCATCGAGCTGGTGATGCGAGACCCGGTCATCGTGGTTCTCGGCATCATCGTCCTCATCTCCTACTTCGCAGACCATATCGACCGATGGTAACCCCGCATGGACCCACGACAAATCCGGCGCAAGCCACACCACAACGAAGATGACATAGCGCGTCCTGACCGTCTCGAGGCGATAGCCATGCGGCGCATCGTGGTCGAGATGGGCTACTGGCTCTCTCCCCTACTCAAGGACCACCCGCTGCCTGTGCTTAGCGAGTGGGAGCGCACCGTTGACCTGACCGCGCTGCACAATCGCCCGGCATGGCACCCAACGAAGCTCGAGCAGGGCAAGTCGGTGCTCGACCGCCTGGACACCCACATGCCTCGCAAGACGGTGGCCTCGATGGCACCCCCGCCTAACCACGTCGGCTCGTACAGCAGCCGGCACGACCACAACGCCAACCGCCGCGCACTGATGTCATACGAGCGCATGACCGATGCGGAGCGCGAGGCGCTTGAGCGCCGGAAGGAGGAGAACCGCAAGCAGGAGGTGGCTGAGAAGCAGGCCCGCATGAAGCAGACGGAGGCCGAGCTGCGCGAGGTGATGACGGAGGAGGAGCAGGCTGAGCGTCAGGCCAAGCGCGAGAAGGCTATGGCTGCGGTGCGTGCCGAGCGAGCTAGAGAGGCAGAGCTGGCTGAGGCAGAGGCAGAGCGACGCCGGCAGCGCGCTGAGAAGGAGAGGCAGCGCAAGCGCGAGGCTCGTGCCTTCAAGAGTGCTCAAAAGGCTAAGACCGAGATGACGGAGGAGGAGAAGGCCGAGCACAAGGCCGAACTTGCCCGGCAGCGTAAGCGAGCCCAGCGCGAGCGCGTCAAGGCATCGAAGCCGGTGGTTGAGCTGGTAACTGGCAAGGAGCGGCCGCCCGTTGACCTCAGCCACGCGAGCGGCATCACAGCGCTTGAGGCGGCTCGGCAGATACCGCTGCATGACCTCATGGAGAAGTACCTCGGCCGCAAGATGGGCCTTGCTCGAAACAAGGCAGCTCGCAATGGCGTGACCATTGACGAGGCCGCCGCCTATGCCGTCGAGGTCGAGCGGCTCGATGGTCACATCAACAAGAACCCCGACTTCCTGTACGAGGACCGCGCGCGGGTGATAGCCCACGACCGCGCCAACGGCATCATCGAGCGCGAGCTGCGCCGTGGCAGCATCTTGCCAGAGGAGGCCGCAGCCTACCGCTTGAAGCTCAGCCCGTTCGGTGAGCGTCGTGAGCAGTTGGCCTCGATGACCGAAGAGGACCGCAGGCAGGAGAGACTAGCCAAGAAGCGCGAGCGTCGCGCCGCAGCCAAGGGGAGAGCATGAGCCAGCCATCGTACAAGAGAGACCCGTTGACCTACCGCCGTGAGGTCATGGCCCGCACGCTAGCGGCCGACCTAGGCTACACATGGGGAGAGAGCGAGCACCCATGGGCAGACTACCTGCTCACGAAGCCGGGGCATCGTGTGACCTGCATCCTGCTCAAGGTCTACGAGTGCATGGCACCCGGCACAGGCGACCTCTGCATTGACGGCTCCGACTGGGTTGCCGGCAGGGCAGCAGCGCAGGCCCTCGGCTGCCAGTTCGCAGTAGCCAGGCGCACGCCAGACGGAGTGCAGATGATGATTGACGGCCTCGACAACTCAGCCGAGCACATCGACATTGAGGTCAGAGGCGGCAACCTCGAGGTGCGCATCCTGTCTCAGTGGTTCCGGCCGAACGTGCAGCTACCGAACGGGCAGACATGGCAGCACCTCAAGGCAGACTAGGGGTGGCGTGACCGGCCCTCGTGTGGGCCCCGCAGCCTGCAGCCGGCCACGCCATAATCCTACTTGGGCTTGGCCTTGATAGCGCGCTCAATCTTGGTGAGCCGCTTCTTGAGGTCGCCCGGGTCGAAGTCCATGTCGAGGCCAGAGGTGGCCTCCTGGACAGCAACAATCTTGGTTTCGAGGGCAGCGATACGCGCCTCGAGCTGTCCGTGGACAGCGGTGCACTGTGACGGGCTCTTGTCGGCCTGCCCTGCACCCATCTCGAGCTGCTTCATCTTGAGCTCGTGATGCTGCTCACTGATGCGAGACCAGAACTTCCAACCTGCCGCACCGAAGAGCACGGCAATGAGAGCCAGCACGACAGCGATACCGCCGTTGCCTCCGGCCATCTGCGTGAGCGCGGTCACGTCGATAGGCGCTGCCTGCTCGGTAGAAGCCGTGAGGGGTGCTGCAGGAGCAGGCTCGGCAGGAGGTACGATAGGCTGCTGGCCTGATGCTTCTAACTCTTCCATGGGTGCCTCCTTGCGTTGCGGCTGTACGATGACGCCGCTGCCGAAGTCTTCTGCCTTCACCGTCTCATCGTAGAAGAGCACGATGCTTGCGCCGGGCTCGATGATGCAATCCTCGCTGAGCAGACGCGGTAGGTCCTGCTCGTAGATGGTCGAGCCGGAGCCGAATCGACACTCACTCATCCCAGTTGTTCACTTGGTTCTCGAGGCGACCAACGCGCCTGCTGAGGTCCTGGACATCGTCAGCGAGCCGGTTGAGGGTGGCCGCGTCAGGCATCTCCTCGAGGCGGTGCCGCATCTCCTTGACCTCGGCCCGCAGCTCAGTCCACTCCTCGCGCACCAGGTTGATGGCGAAGAGGCCGAGAGAGAGGATGATGGTCGAGGCAATGGAGCCGATGACGGTGATGATGCGCCACATGGTAGGCAAGCCCACCACAGCCTTGGCAGCAAGCGACTCAACCGAGCCTGTAGGGTTAGTCGCCATCGGTGTCGGCCGACTTCTTAGCGTCCTTGTCGAGCGAGCGCTCAACCTTGGTCTTCACCTCGACATTGCCGGCGAGGAGGCCAGATACCACTGAGCCGAGAGCGACCCACATGGCGATTGGCACGGCGGCAACGCCACCTGTGGCAGCGGTCACGATGATGGGGATAGCCGCACCGAGTACGGCGCTGCTGGCGAGGCCAGCGTTGACCTTGCCCTTGCTGTTGGTGAACTTGACCATGGTTTCTCCTAAACGGTCTCGGGGTCGAACCAGCCGACGGTCTTGCCGACAATCTCGGCATCAGACCACTTGTGCGTCTTGCGGTACACGCCGTCACCCTCACGAGAGCCGGCCGCGTTAGTGTTACCCTCGATGGTGTGCCAGCCGATGCCGTCGACGGCCACGACGATGCCGGTGTGGCCTTGGCACCATGCACCCTTGCGGGCTGCAGCTGCCGCCGCCGAGTCCTGAGCTCGTGACCAAATCATGCCCGGCTTCACCTTGGCTTGATAGTCGGCATCGACAGGGGTGACCTTCACGCAGGTCTTGCTGTTGCTCGATACCTGGTAGAGCGAGACGGCCGAGCCAGAGCACCACTTAGGCGGCTTAGGCAGGCCCTTGCTGGTCATGACGCACCAGCTCACGAAGGCCGCGCACCATGGGGAGCCCTTGGCCATGCCGAGGCACTTGAGGTACTTCTCGACATCGGGACCGGCATTCTTGCCCACCTCTCGCACGCCCTTGTTGGCCTCGGCCGTGGCGGTTGCAATGAGAGCCAGAGCAGCCTCGGTAACGTTCTTGACGGAGGGTGCCGCGGTGGTCTTAGCGGTGATAGCAGCGAAAGTAGCCGGACCGAGCTTGCCGTCGGCAGCGAGTCCGTGCTGGGCCTGCAGTGTGGCCACGGCAGACGCGAAAACAGGGGTCTTAGGGTCGAGCGTGCGAAGCGGTAGGGGTAGGTCGGCAACCTGCCAGAGCACCCCTGCCTTGCCGCTGTTGTAAGCCACTGCTGCGTCAGTCATGGTTCAATCCTTCTTGCGTCGGCCCCGCTTGGCAGGTGCCTCGGTGTTGTCGCTTGAAAGTGCCTTCACATCCTTCTGCACGGCCATCTTGATGGCGGCTGCGTCCTGCTTGGCCTTGACCCACGCAGGCTGGTCGAGGTTGACCACCTTGCCGATGAGCACGTCCTTTGGCTGCTCTTCCTTGAACTCCCACTGAATGCCTGCCGAGGTAGGCGCCTGGACAACCTTGAGGGGCTGCCCGGCATTCTCCACCCGCTCACGCAGGGCTGCAGTGATACTCTCGAGCGCTGCCAGAACAAGAGGCTCGTCAAAGTACTTAGTCACAACCTCGATGTGCATGTTGCCGGGGGTGACCACGGTGACGCCGTCTCGGGTGGAGTAAGCCGTGCAGTGCTTGAGCTCGCTAAAGATGCTGTTGAGAAGGTGAAGGCTCATGGGTGGCTGCGGGGGTTGCGGGGGTTAGGGAAGGTCTGAGGCCGTGAGTATCTGCTCGGCAATGTAGATGCCGTAAATGGTCACTGCGCCGCCGGTGTTGCTCAGTACTTCTACAGTTACACCAAACCAAGTGGAAGTTGGAATGCCTGTGATTTGGTCGATGTAACATCCTGTTCCACCCGTGACTATACTAACAGTACCGTATGAGGTGGTGACGTCCACCCGCACATCGTCAGAGGCCACCACACCAATGAGCATCGTGCCGTTAGAAGTAGCCAGCAACTTGGCTTGAAAGCCGTAGACTACCTCAGGCGCTGCCGCTGACGTGATGATTTTGGGCAGACTGGCGAGGAGCCTGCGCCGGGTGGCAAAGAGGAAGCGGTCACGCAGGAGCACATCCTCCATGCTCGCTGCCTCGATGGTGTCACCAGCCGCCAAACCTGTAGCTGCGGCGGGCTCGATGTCTGGTACAGTGAATGCCATCAGAGCACCCTGCAGTTGAAGCCGTAGATGTAGAGGTCAGAGGTGGCGGTGATGGTGCCGTAGTAGACTGCGTCAGCGGTGCCTGACTGACCCCAATTTATGTCGCCTGCCGCGTTGGGCCCCCATGTAAAGGTGACAGGAGTACCCTTGCGGCCGTCCATGTAAGTCATGCCGTCGCGCATGCCCCACTTCTCGTCACCCGCAAGCACGCCATTCATGGCAATCATGGTGTCGCTGCTGAGCCCGCGTGTGGTCTGCGCTGAGTAGCGCGGCACTGACACGGCTGTCTTAGTGATGTCGGTGCCGATGGTATTGCCTAGGTAGTCGCGCACGCCAAAGGTGATGTCAACGCTACTGTCTTGAGCCGCGTTGTAGGTCACAGCCTGAAAGCTTGTGATGAGCTGCTGCACAGACTGTTTGGTCTGAATGAAGAAGGCAAAGGTGGCCTCGGTGCCGGCAGGCAGCACGCAGCCGAGAAAGCCATCTGTGCTTTGCAGGGTGGCAGCGTTTGGCTGCAGGACCATCATGGAGCTGTTGATGCGATTGTTCAGCTCGTTGATAGGAGTGACCTGCTGGTAAGCATAGGGCGGCAGGACCGTGGCAGGGTTGGCCTCGTAGACCTCGACCGAGATGCTGTAGAGCTCGATGCGGCCCAGCTCGTAGAGACTGCCATCAAGCTTGTTACTGCCACCTGGAGCCGAGGAGTCCGTCGGTATGATTGCCGGTTGAATCTCGAGCTCTGGCCAGATGAGCAGCACGCCCTCTGGTGGGTGGTCGACGTTGAGGTTGTGCTTGAAAGCACAGATTTGGTAGTCGAGCAGCGAGTTAGCCGAGGGTGCCGGCCGTGTGATTGCAGGGTCGATGCGCAGCAGGTGATACATCTCGGCATAGGTGCCTGCCGCATAGGTGAACGGGAATGGGTTGCCCGCTGCTGCCTCGACAAAGACCTGATTGCCGACCGAGCCGACAGGCTGCACTCGGCCGACATCGGTGCCACCTACATCACTAATCCACGCAATGTAGAAGCCTTGCAAGCCATGCAGCGGGCTAGAGGTGGTGAACGGAACCTCAAGCGTCACCGGAGTGCCAGAGCCCGGCGCGGCAACCTGCACCTGCGCACCGCTGTCTGCATGACGTACATAGATTTGCCCACCCAGCGAGGCGTTGGTGGTGCGGTAGAAGACCTTGATGATGAAGTTGAGGGCAGCCACACCAACATCAACCGTGAAAAAGGTGCCGCGCGGCCGCTCGTAGGCAGCCCACTTGACCTTGGCAGCGCCAGCGGCCGTGGTCGGATAGGCAAAGGTGGTCAGCCGCGTCAGGTCGGTGGGGTAGCTGTTGGTGTTGTCGGTGAGCCGCTTGCCCACGAAGGCCGATAGCGGCTGGTCACTCGTTACCGTGGTATCGTCTAGCTTTGACCATGCCATCAGGGCACCCACTTACGCGCGTTGTCGCTTGACCCATTCACCTGCGCTGAGGTGTCGGCTTGAAACACATCCCAAATCAAGCCGAGCTCGTTGTTAGTGAAGCTCGTAGCAGGAGCCAAGACGATGATGTCACCCTGCACGGCATAGGCATCGAAGCCGGGCAATTCGAGGTAGTTACCAGTGACGCCAGTGAGCGCACCCTGATACTTGAGCGTGCCGTACTGGTCGAGCAACTGCACGTCATACCAACCGCCAATGAGGTCATACGTCGCCTTGAATGCGTCCGCGTCGGTGGCCGGTGCGCCAGGTGATGCAATAGCAGGCACTGCTGTGAATGCGTTAGCCTCCATCTGGATAAAGTCACCGCCTGGCACATCATCGACTCGAGCCGAGCAAGACCAGACTGACACCTTATTCATGGGTGACAGGTAGCCAGGCAGGATGATGGTGTAGGCAGTAGTCGGTGTCTTCCATGACCGTCCTGCCTTGAGCACATAGCCGGTGAGGCCCTGCACACCCATTGTGCCCTCGCTGTTGACGAGGTACTGCGAGGTGAGGGCGACCTCCTGCCCGACCTGCAGGTCAACCACCGAGTCACGCAGCGAGAGGTCCACGCGGGCTGCGCTCTGGCTGTACCGCATGACCAAGCCGAAGGCGTTGGCCACCATGCGTGAGAGGCCCCAGTCAGCATCGTCTGGCGACCAGAACGGAATCTGCCAGTGGCTCACCGCCATCTCCTTGCCGAGGCCGGAGGTGGACAGGTCGATGTTGTTGTAGGGCACATCGTACTTGATGAAGTCAGAGAGGTAGTCGGCATACGATGCCGTTACCCGCTGAAGGCACATGCCTCGGTCGAAAGTCAGCTTGATGCTGGGGTCCGATAGCGCCGAGTCCGTCACCGAGGCCGGCACCTGCCGCTTGCCTGCCCATGAGCCAAAGTAGAACTTGCCCTGGTCATAGACCATGTAGGCACCGAGCCGCTTGAGGATGGTCTCAAGCACATCACCCACGGTCTTGGCGTTGGCCGGCTCGTATGGCAGCAGGTAACCGACCGATTGAGCCTGTGTGAGGTCTGCAACCCATACGATGTCAGGCATGTCGAGCCCGGCAAACACCGCAAACAGACTCGGGATGTCGATGAGGTCATCAAGCGCAGTAGAGGGGAAGGGCAGCCATGCCGACTCATTGACCGACCGAGCACCAGTGGCAAAGGTGAGGTCTGAGTTGTAGGTGCCAATCAGCAGGTCGAAAATCAGCAGCGCCGTCGAGCCGCCTGCAAAGCAGTTCTCGCCACGCAGGCCCGGCTTCTGCTCCATGTAGCGCGAGCTCCACCGCCGCACCCTGCGCCTCGTGCCCTCGGCACCTACAGTGATGTCAAAGTCTACCTCGACCTCTGGCCCGTAGTCGCCCTTGAGGTAGTATCCGCTCATGAAGCTCATGCGGTAGCCGTTGTCGGTTACCGTGGCACCGCCGCCAAAGGTGACATTGTACTCGCTTGAGATGCCGACCGTGCCATCCGGGAAGGTTACCCGCTCGGCAATGCCGCCCTTGTCGCCCTCGCGCACCTGCCACAAGGTAGAGACCGTCGCTGCAGTGACAGGAGCCAGCGGGTCGTAGATTTGCCCGTAGAGCCGAGGGTTCCAATAGGTGGACTGCTGCACGATGGCCGTGAAGCTGCTCTCTGACCGCGTGAAGATGCCGCTCTGCGAGCCTGCTGCTGGGTTGGTGGCAACGTTGCCCCATGCCGGCACGAACGGCGCCTGCTTGAGGTAGGCCATCATGCTCGAGCAATCCACCTTGATGAGGTTGGTCTGCCCGCTCGAGGTATCGTTGGCCACCTTGCTGACGTAGCCACGGAAGATGACCTCAGGTGTCATGCTGTCGAGGTCCACCGTCTCGATGATGACCGGCAGTTGCTCGCACCCACCAAGCGGGTTGCCGTTGCTCACGTTGTAGATTTTGGAGCCGATGACGCTGTCCTCTGACTGCTGCACCATGGCAATCGGCACAGGTGCGCAGCCCCAGGTGCGCTCGAAGATGACAGGCGACACCGAGAGGCACTTGAATGCCGTGTTCTGAATGCGGTACCGGTCACCAGCCACTAGGTTGGTGGCCGTCACATTCAGCGTCACAGGCCCGGGGTCGGGTGGAATGTAGTCGGTGAGACGCAGCGGCTCGTTGCGGTAGGGGTCGAGCACCTCCACCTTGCCTCTGCTCATCAGGATAGACCGCGTCGCAGCCGTCGACAGGATGGTGAAGCTGGTCGTGCTGTCGCTGCCCATCGTGCCGAACACCGCTATCTCGCTGCTGAGCTGGTCAGTCAGAGACACCACCGTGCCATCGAGTGCGCTAGAGTAGAGCGGGTGAGCACGAGTCGTGAACGTGGCTGGTGCGTCTATGCCGTCCTGACCGACACCCAGTATCTTGATGGCTACAACGCGGTTGCTCATTAGGTCTCACCACGGAAGATGAGGCCAGCCGTGGACCATAGACGAGGCTCATCGGCCGCCGTCACGAAGTCCTCGGCAGAGCCCTTGTTGCTTACGCCAGGCATACGGCACACCTGATAGGTGCCAGGTATCGTGCCGCTAGCCGTCGCTGGCTCGCGGTAGAGCCGGAAGGTGACACCCTCGGCCGCTGCCTCGATGAGGCCCTCAAGCGTGTTGTTGGGGTCACCCACCACACGGTTGGCTGCGTTGGCATAGATGGTGATTCCTGCCCACCACCGCGTGTAGTTAGCCGCCGGGAAGATGGTGCTAAGCATCTCGAGGTCAGCGACCGCGCCCCAGTTGACCACATCGGTGGTCAGGCCGCTCATGTCGCTCGAGCTCGCGGCTGCCCGCTGCGTCAGCATGCGCCGCACATCACCGGCGAGACCGCCTGGACCCCAGTAGAGACCGGGGTTGATGGTCGTGGTCTTACTCGTAGCAAGGCTAGTCCAAACCACCGTCTGCGTGTCAAAGCCGAAGATGTTGGCCATGGCTACCGAGCCGAAGTCCACCGTAAAGTTACTGCCCGTAGTGTAGGCCCATGTGATGCTAAGCGGGCTGTTTGAGGGGCCGGGTCCGTCCGTGTAGTTGTAGGTGGTGGTGGTGACCGTGCCTGCACCAATCACGGCGTTGATGGCATCTCGCAGGTAATCGGCTACCGAGTCGGCCGCTGCTGTCTTGAGCGTCGTGCTGACGATGCCAAAGCCGTAGCGCGTCTGTGCTGCATACGAGGTGCTGTTGATAGTGATGGGGCCAACCGTGTCTGCCCAGGTGATGAGGGGGAAGTTCATGATTAGGCACCTTGGGTGAGCAGGCCGCGCTGGCGTGCGCTCTCCTGCATCATAGCGAACTGACGCGCAACGCTCTCGCCATCGGCAAAGACCGAGTCGACACGCAGGTTGAATGCATAGTTGTTGCTCGCAGGTGCCGTAGCCTCAGCCTTCTCGGTGGCCGGCGTCGTGCCTGACCCCTTCTTATCGGCCGACAGCGAGCCACCAATGGCATAGGCCGCCACACCCGCCGCAGCCATCGGGATGGCCAAGGGGTTGAGAGCAGCAGCCATGATGCCCGCCTCTGCCATGGCCTTGTCGCCTAGGCCCATGATGGTGTTACCGAGCTGCTTACGAGCCATGTCGGCCGCTTCCTTGGCCGAGAGCTTGCCGATTGACAGCATCTTGCCGCTGTTCTGCATGAAGATGCCCAGCTCCTGCCCGGCTCGGTCCTTGAATGCCTGCAGCCGCTCGGCATTCAGAGCCTCCTGCTCGGCCTCGGTGAGCTCGCCTCGAGCATGAATCTCGGCATCATGCTCCTCCTCCATCTTCTTGGCAAAGTCGTTGACCCGCTGAAGAGCCTCCATCTTTGCTTTCGTCTCTGCCTCCATCCGCGCGACCGCACGACTGAGAGCCTCGTCGGCCAGCTCGCGCTCGGACTTGTCGTTATCTTCCCTGAGACGCTGCAGCTCGTCACGCTCCGCAGTGGCCGCTTCTATCCGAGCGGTCGCCTCCTTGTTGAGCCGAGCAATCTTCTCGTCAAACGTCTCTTCATCTCCACCGCCGCCGCCCGTGGCCGTCGCTGCTGGCTTGCCCTTCTTCTCACCCTCGGCCACAATCTGCTCACGCAGCTTGCCAAGCCGCTCGAGCTGCTCGAACTGTGCATCGGTCAGGCCACCGACATTGTCGCCGGACATGTTGTCAGCCATGTTCTGAAGCAGCGCCAGTGCCTCGACCTGCTTCACCGTGTTGTCGATGTTAGCCAGAGCCTGCTTGCGCTGCTTCTCCTCGACATTCTCTGCCGACCCAGCGAGGCCAGCGTAGGACTTGGTCATCTCGTCAACGGTCTCGGTCAGCGTCTTGGCAGCCGCTACCGGCTTCTCAAACGACTTGTTGACCTTCTCCATGTTGGCGGTCAGCTCACGAGCGCGAGCCTCACCCTCTTGAGCCATGGCATCAAACGCCTCGAACAGCCCCATCTTCTCAAGTGAGTCTGCGAACGTGCCAGGTATCTTGCGCAGGATGTTGATTGCTATGACGAACGAGTCGACTGCCTGCGCTGACATGTCCTTGATGAGCTGAAGCGCAGCATAGAGCCGGCCGGCAGCAACATACATGTCGTCGGTTTGCAGCACTGCCTTGGCAAAGGCTCCCTGAATGTCGAACAGCTGCTTCTCGAGGTCATCCCAGACCGCTTGGCCCTCCTCGCCATAGGCCCGGAACAGCTTCTCGCTGCTGTCCAAGAACATCTGCACGCCCTGCTGAGCGGCAGCAAAGGCGATGGTCGCGCCGCCGATTGCCTTGATAGCGTTAGGTCCACCCAGCTTGTTGACCAGGTTACCGGCCGCAATGTCGGCTTGGTCGCCAACCTCCTTGAGCTGGTCGCTGAGCTTCTTGCCTTGGGTGCCGAGGTCACCCATGGCCTTCTTCGCTTGGCCTAGTTCGCTGACTAGGCCGCTGCTGTCGCCATCAATCTCTGCAACCGTCTTAGCCATGAGGTCAGCCCTTACCGAACATCTGTGCTATCCGCTCGGCCGACTTGCGCTTGCGCTCCTCGTACCGTCTGCTCCCCTCCTGCAGCTCGTACTGCACGAAGGTTGCCAGCTCAAGTTGCGAGTGCGTCAAGTCGCGTACCGTCACCATCGGACTGCCGCGCTCTATCCACTTGCCCACGCGGTTGGCCTCCCAGAAGCCGCTAGGCTCGGTCGTGAGCACGAGGCAGGTGGTCGGCTTTGCCTCCATCTCCTCGTGACCTAGACCCTGCCTGTAGCCCATCGTGCAGCCTCGCTCGTGCCTCGTCGCGTCTGGGCACTCCCAGCAGCGGAAACTATGTGACGTGGTTAGCCGGGCAAAGTCGCGCCATTCTACCCGGCTGAAGTTTTTGGGTAGCCCACCGTGGCCACTTCACCCGCAATCTTGGCGAGGTCCACCCAGGGGATGCGCACCAGCCATGCCTCACGAGCCGCCGGCGTGGCCTCCTTGTCGAGCTCCTGACCGAAGCCCTCCGAGGCAAACACACAGGCCGTGAGCAAGGTGAGGTGCAGCTGCACGAGCGCCTCAAGCGCGGTGCCGTCGGCATCCTCGGCACGAAGCCGTGTGCGTGCCTTCTCGAGCGCACCGTAGTACCTGGCACCCTCAAGCGCGTTAGGCTCGCGCACCAGCAGCCGGCCCTTCTGGCCCTTGACCTCTACCTCTATCCACACATTCTCGCTGAACTCAATCATCCCATCCCCCTTGGTGCCTTACGGCGTGTTGTCGAAGTACACGTAGCCGATGTCAGTGTAGCTGTTGCCGTTGACGATGCCAGCGAACTTGAGCCCGATGTTGCGGTAACCGTTGCTCTCACCCGGCGTCGGCCACTGCACGAGCTGCGGGCTGTTGAGGCCGAACTTCACAAAGTCACCACCGACATCAATGGCCACGATGAGCGCATCGGTATCGACCGTGTTGGCCTGTGCAGTACCCCAGTCCGGCTGGTCATTTTCGCTGAGGTCAGCAACCTCAATCTCAAGCGACGGCGAGCTGGTCAGCGACACCATGGCAATACCCATGCCATAGGTCTCCTTGGCATCAAGCACGTCGGAGAGCGCGAAGCCCGGGTCGTAGGTAACCTTGGAAAGAGCGCAGGTGGCCGAGCTCAGCGGAGCGACATTCGTCGAGAGCGTGCAGTTCGTTCCGATGATGGGGCTGAAGGTGCCCTCAACAATCGTCGCTGCAATGTTGTTGCTGCTGCCAACAGCAACCCACTTGCCCTTGATGGACCACTCGATGCTCACCTTGCCGCCCGCTTCCCAGCTGAACTTGGGGATGCACACGCAGTCATAGGCCGAGTACTGCTTGCCGCCCGTCTCCTGATACACAATCGTGAACGGGCAGGTGGCGTAGGTCGTCGTGGTACGGTTCACGTCGAGCGTGTACAGCGCTTGGCTTGAGAACTTGGTGTCACCAACCCCCGAGCCGGGATTGCTCACCTTGAAGGGGCAGCCGAGGAACAGAGCCGACAGCTTGGTCGGATAGGTGTTCGCGCTGTAGGCTCCACCGAACGTCCAGTAGAGCTCGGTCGTGATGCTCACATCCCAGCCGATGCCACCCGTCTTAGCCGAGACCTCACCACCGTACGGGGTCATGACATCAGCGCGACGGATAATGCCCGGACCGCGAGGCGTGAACTTCGGAGTGCCGACCACCGGCACGAAGTCGGCAGCAGCCACCGACTCAGGCGTACCGATGAGGGCCTGCGTCTTGATGAATACCCCGCTTGTGTTACTCGCATTCAATACTTGAGCCATGGTCTTACCTCGCTAGGCCCCGTCGCTGATGGACAAGGATGGTTGCTCGAATGGTCTGCTGTATGACCGTCTGCCCCGTGTCATCGAGGCCAACCGCAAAGTCGGTTGGGGTCACACCTGTGCCGGGCAGGCAGTTGAAGATGCCGGTGTAAACGAAGTTCGGGGTGTTCTGGTTGCGCGCATCGTAGTTCACGAAGCCGTACACAGGGCTCGTCAGGATAAGCAAGATGCCCTCGATGTAGGCACGCAGCGCGGTCTCGTAGGCCTCCTCCGTGAACGGGGTCACCGTCGACAGAGGCTGCGCCGTGCCGTTGCTATCGTAGTAGCCCCAATCCGCATTCACCGACACCTCAAGCTCGTGCACCTGGTCCATGAAGCCGAGCGCATCCACAATCTCGCTCGAGGTGCGCAGGACCGTTAGACCAAACGCAGGCTGCTGTTCGGCCGTCCACTGCTGCCGCTGGCTCGTGTAGATGTTGGCCGTCTTAGGCGCCGGAAGTCCAGGCGCACCCATGGCCGTCAGGAAGGTGCTGTTGCACACCGTCGGCCAGTTCGCCACCACAAGCGTGCGAGCCGTGTTGCTGACTACCTGCGGGCCCCATGACAGACCAACGCTCATGGCGTGCCTCCTTGCCGACCCATCAGATAACGCACCGCGAACTCGTTGCTCGTGATACCCACCTTGGCGCCCGATGCCTGCATCATGGCGAGGCTCTTCATCTGGTCGCGCACCGCGTCAATGAAGCCGTCGCCAAAGCGCACCAGAGGCCGCTTAGGGGTAGGCACGCTGATGGTGCCGCGCTTGAAGTCTGCTTGCTTGTCTTGAAGCCGAGCAATCGCCCTGTCTGCTCGAGCGTTCGCGCGGTCAACCTCGCCGGCGCTCTTTGCCTTGTTGAGCTGCGCAACCGCCCTATTCGCCTTGGCTTGAGCACGAGACACGCTCGAGGCTCGCACCTTCATCTGCCACGAACCAGTGCCCTTGTCGTGGTTCTGCGCATAGGGGATAGACGTGCCACACTCCACCTTGTTGCCGGTTACGTCCCACACATAGCCAGGTGCACCGGGGATGCACATCGACGGCCACAGCACCTCTTTGCCCTGCGCTGCCGTCATCATCGGGTTAGCAGCCCAACGAAGGATGCCGCCCTTGTCTATCTTCTTCACACCGAGAGACCACTTCTTGATGGGCACCCAGTACTTGCTCTCGAGCTGCGTGTAGTTTGGCCACTTAGGACCCGTCGACGCACCCTGCGTGGCGAACATGAGCATGCGGCTGTTGGCCCATGCCTGACTCAGCTGGCCGTTGACAGGACCCCAGAAGTCCACCCACTCTTGGCAGTTACGGATAGCCGCCTCGAGCTGGTAGATGCCCTGATGGCTGTTGTCCTTCATGGTTATCTTGAAGCTCTGCATGCCTACATCTTATCGGTGTTGGCATTCACTGCAAGCCGAGAACCGCTGAGGATGGTAGCTGCCGCAATCTGCGACGGATAGGTCGCATTGGTGTGCAGGATGTTCGGGCTGTTGATGCCCGTCGGCCGAGTGTTGCCCATGTCGCCAGGCAGCTTGCGCAGGCGGTCCATGAGGTCAGCAGCCTGGTTATCCCACTCATCGGCCGCCGTGTTGCTGTTCTGGTTACGCATGCGAACCACATCAGCAGCGAACTTGAGGATGATGTAGCGCTGGCACATCCGGTACATCGGTGCTGTCGGCTGAGCATCGAGCCCCTGGACATCAACACCCATACCCACGAGGAAGCCGTTGAGCTCAGCCGCGTGGTCCGTGATAATCTCATCGGCCTGCGTCGAGGTCGGGGTGCTGTCGTTGGCAAAGGCAACCTTAGGCAGCAGTCTGCCGATGTCGGTGCGCACTACGCCAAAGGTGAAGATTGCCATGGTGCTTGCCTCCTTGAGTAGAACTGGGCGGGGGGACGGTCACCCAGCCCTACTCGAGAAGGGCGAGCCGAAGCCCGCCCCACCTCAGTGGCTTACGAGAGGCCGGTCGCGAGACGGGCCCACTTGTTCGCCGTGCCGCCGAGGACGGTGACACCGAAGTCGCTCTCGACGTACATGCCCACGCCGGCCGGGTTGTAGGCCGAGTAGGAGAAGAGCTGACCGAGGGCCGCGTTCGGCTCCGGGGTCATCGTCTGAAGGAAGCCGGAGTCGCCATAGGCCTCGGCAACCTTGAAGAGAGCGACGTTGCCCGTGGTCATGACGACCGAGCCAGTCTGCGTGGCGATGGTCGGCAGGTACTGGGGCATAATCTTGAGCTCGATGGGCACGATGAGCTTGCTGCCGAAGAAGGCAGAGAGCTGGCTCATGTCGGCAGCGCCGGTGCGGGTCTGACCCGAACCGTTGTAACCGAGCGCGTAGCCCATCTGGAAGACTTCGTTCTTCTGCATGAGGATGTTGGCAGTCGCGAGGTTGCAAGCCGCAACCCACTTGCCGCTCTCGAGGTCGCAGCCGTCGGCCGCAGACGCGAGGAGGAGGTTGTTGAACGTCTTCTGGAGCTCAGCGCCCGCAGTCGAACCGCTCGTGACCGCCGTGTTGGAGCCGTAGTTGGCCGTGTCGTTGAGGGCAGCGCCGACAACCGCAGCGTGGAGCTGCGCACCCTGCACCGCGAGCTTCTCAGCGTAGCGAGCCTGGATGTCCTCGCCACGACGCGCGAACTCCTCAATCTGCTTGAGGGTCAGAATCTGGTGGCCCCAGCGGTAGAGGCTGCTGTTGTAAGCGGCCGAGGTCACGCGAAGACCGCCGGGCATGGCGGGGGTGTCGTAGTTGACAGCCTGCGGAACCTGGTTGCTCACCTGCGCGCCACCCGCCTGCAGAAGCGCATCGTTCTCAGCGAAGTAGTGGTAGTAGCCCTGACGGGTCTCGACCTTCACAACCGGAGAGAGCTCAGCCGCAACCTTCGAGGCAGAGCCCGTGCGGAAGAGCGAGATGCGCTGCAGAATGCCTGGGCGCAGACCACCGGTATTAACACCAACTGACGGGAAAGCATAAGCCATGACTGAACCTCAAGGTAGCGCACCCTCGATGGGTGCAGTGTGGTTACTTAGACCTCAACAGCCTGCGGCTGAAAACGCATCAGGCATTGCTCACCAGATGCAGCGTCGGTCAGGGCAAGGCCCCAAACCCAATCGCCTGCAGCAGGCGCTTGAGTGCCAGAGCCGGCAAAGCTGCCGTCGCCATCGGTATTGTCAATGAGCAAGAACTCGCCCGCAACGACATTGCCAGTGGTGCCGATGATGACCTGCACGCAGCAGCCAAGCTGGTCCACGAGCTCGAGAGCCGCATCACCAACGAGCGACGGGTAGGTGCCAGGAGTCAGGCTGTCGGTGCCCGTCACGATGACACCATACGGCGTGTCGTTCGAAGCGGTGGCAATCTTGACCGTGTTTGCCGCGTAAATGTACACACCACAACCTTCCTTGCTCGTGAAGTCAGAGCCAATCTGGTTGATGATGTTGATGGTCTTGTATGTGGTCGGGCCGAGAGCCATGACAACCTCTGTCGCTTAGGTGAGCGAGAAGACCTTGAACGGCTGGAACCGAGCGAGGAACTGGCCACCGGCAGGAGCGGCCGTGAGCGCGTAGCCCCAGACCCAGCTGCCCGCCGCAACCGACGAGCCGTCAACGAACGCGCCGTTGGTGTCGACCGTGAGCGGAAGGCCGAGCGTGATGGCACCAGCGCCAGCCTGCACCTGGACAACGCAGCCCGTCGCATCGACAATCTCGAGCGCGCCGGCAGCAATCGCTCCCGGGTAGGTGCCGTCGATGCTGCCCGCGCCAACAACGATGATGCCGTAGGGCAGGTCGCTTGCCGCGTTGGCAAGCTCGATGCGGCCCTGCGTCGCGGTGAGCGTCACGCCGCAGCCCTCAGAGCCGCTGAAGTCGGTCTGAATCTGGGTAATCTGAGCGGGGGTCTTGTAAGTAAGAGGTCCGAGAGCCATGGTCTGTCTCCTTGCCCGCGA